TGTAGGAGCACTTGCATCTCCTGCACCTGTACCACTTCCTCCTCCTCCACCACTTGAAGGATTAGGAGAAGTTGATCCTTGTGTATAAGTACCTGATGATGCTTGTCCTACATCTCCAAATATAGGTTTTGATAAAGTTTCTATTTCTGTAGTCCAATCATTTCCACTTATAGTATGAGATAAACTTTTAATTACTAATTCTATACTTGATGGTTTATAAGTTGGGGGTAAGGCTTTTCCATCTACTTTAAAAGCTTCATATATTTTCATACCCCCTAAACCATCCATTGTTAATTTTAAATTAAATGGTAAAAAGAAAGGAGCTGGATATTTTTTCTTTTGTGTTAATTTACCAGTTGCTAATGAACAAAATGTTTGATTAATATTATTTAATGCTGAAATATTTTCTTGGGTAAATTCTTTATTATCATATATAGATTCAAAACATTCTACTACATCTTCATCAAATAATTCTTTAAATTCATCTTCAGTTTCAACTACTGCTGCTGCAGCTGCATCTACTGCTGTTTGTGCGGCTGATTCATTAGTTCCTGTACTTGATTTTCTAACAGGTGTTAATCTATCAATTAATCCTTTATTATAAATAGAAAAGGCTGTTGCATTTCCAGCACTTGTATTACCATCTGCTTGAGCCCCAATTGTTACCATAGTAGCAAATTTATCAGATAATTCAGAATTTAAATCCATACTTCTCATAAATGAACCTTCAGATTTAGTAACACCATAAGTATTAATTGTAGTTAATGCTCTTTCTTTAGCATTTTCTTGTGGGGTTTCTGAAACTATTTCAATTAATCCTGTATCTTTATTTGATATTATTCTAAATTCATTTAATCCACCCATAGCATTATTCATCCCTGTTAATATAGATTTAATAAATTGTAACATATAAATGTCATCATCTTCATCTTTATTTTGAGATAAGGTTTCTGCTATCCAATTTATATCTAAATAAACATTTGCTATTCTTCCTTTAGCGTTATCCCCAGATACTGCAAATTTAGGTCCTTCTAATAATTTATCATTTATATCAGTTTCTGCTAATTTAAAATCAGTAATATCAGGTGATATAGGTTGGTAAGCTACTATACATTTTGTAGGATCTCCTGAAAAATTACCAGGAAAGGTTTTCATATAATTAGTATCATTAGCTAAGTCTTCAAAATCAAAATTAAATGCTATTAAAGGACTATCATCGGCAGCAACTAAATTACAAGTAGACTGAATAATAGCTAATAATGACCCAAATGTTATATAAACTTGGGGTTCATAATCACTAGAAATAGTATTATCAACTCCTGTTACTTTAAAAATACCTTTTGATATGTTTAAAGTTTTTGGTTTATTAAAACCATTAGTAAAACCATTTGATGCAAAGGTTGGAGTGGAAAAATTATCAACTTGTAAATCTCCTGTTCCTGTTCCATCTGCTCCAAAAAATCGTCTAAACCCTCCAGGAGAATCTTCTTGGATTCTTTGAAATATTTTAAATAATTCAAAATTTAATACTGATGAAATTGCATCAGCTACTACTGTAAATCCTTCACTTGCTGCATCTTCTGTATCATCTTTTTCTATACCTAAATCTTTAGCTGCTTTTTTTAGTTTAGGTGTAGGAGCTGCGTTTATTTTTAAGGATGCAATTACATCTCCCATCCCAACTAAATTAACTTTTATATCATAACTTCCATCAGAATTGAAAGTCCAATTAAATTTTGTAATTTTAGCATACATAGCTTCATAATTTCCTTCCCATGATTCTTTTTCATCTTCTATATATGTTGCTAATTTAAACATGCTCTGTTTTTCTTTCCAAAGATTTGAAAAGGGTTTAGTTGAAAAAGATTTTCTGTAAACTGTTTTTCCATCATTTCCTAAATAAACAGTATTACCAAATTCTAGTAAACAAGTATATCCTGGTCTTTGGAATAAAACGTCAATAGCTTGAAATTGAGATCTATTCCAAGCTTTAATATCAACTGTAGCTGTTGCTAATGCTCCATCATTTTTATATTTGAATTGACATCCTGTTATTCCAGGCATAGGTACATAACCTCTTTCATTCCCACCACCTTGAAATCCATAAGCTCCTCCGAATTCACCACCACTTATACCACTATATAAATTTTTAGATCCACCTTTTTCATTTATTACTCCTCCAAATAAAACAAAGTTTTTAGCTAATGCATCACCTTGTATACCATCTGTTATATTAGCAAATAATCCACTATTTATCATTCCATCTAATGTAGATGCTCCTGGTAGAGAGGGGTCTCCAGAGTAAATATTTACTCCACTTGCTAATCTTATAAATGATGTTCCTGTTGTTTTTGCTTGGAGATTGTTTACATTTCTCCCCTCTATAGACATGGCTTTTTGTCTCTGGCTTATTTGATTAGTGACATATTTACTAAATCCTTCTCCTATTATTGACCCCATTATTGCTCATTTAATTCGTTATAACTACTTAGTATTTCATTTATATTAGTTGGTATTCTAATTTGTTTTCCTACCCCACAAGTAAGATCACCCATATTTAAAACTTGAGGATTTGCAATAGAAATAATCCACCATAAAGTCATGTCTCCATAGAATTGAAAAGCTAATAAATCTAATCTATCTGTAAATTCAGTAATAACCCAAATATCATTTTCATTTTCTGGAATTTCTGGGTAGTAGTTACATTTATAATATTCGGTACCCCTAGAACCTTTTCCTCCAGCAAAAGTATTTTTATTTCTTAATTTTGATATTTGTTGATATCTATTCATTAGCTATCATAATTATTGTTAGTCCCATTATTTAATGATATAAATCTTTGTTGTTGAACTTCACTTCCATTTACAGTTACAAATTGTGATTTTTGAGGTACAAATTCTTGTATTGGTGTAAATGAAAATCCTGTTACTCTAATCATATGAGGTAATTCTTTAACATTTGAGTCATATTTTCCATCCTTAGTGATTGCTATTTCCCAAGTAGTTTCTTCGGGTATAGTATAAGTAAGTGATTTTATAATACCAAGTTGATTATAAATGTATCCCCCTACTGTTAATCTAGCTAAATTTCCTCTCATAAATCCTGCTGAACTATAACTTGGAGCTAATGAAGATGCTAAATAATTTAATTTTTTATACATAGGAATTAATTCATCATGAGATTGAGCATATACTGTCCATGCCATAGATATTTCTCTTGTAAAACCATTATAATTAAAAAATTCATCTCCTCTTCCATTATAGCTAACTGAATCCCATTTTGCTGAATAAGCATCACTAAAACTATCTATAAAGGCTCTAAAATTCATAAATCTACCTTCACCAGTACTATTATTTTTTAATATACCAATACTAAATTTCGCTAAATCATTTTTATCACCATCATGTTCTGCTATTCCTGCTGAATATATTTCTGAGGCATTAATTTTATCTAAAATAGTATTACCTACTGTATAATCAAATACATCTTTTTTAGTTCCTGGATTTCCTAAATTAACTCTTTTTTCTTTTGCTTTTGTTACATAATCTGGAGCTGTTGACATTATAGTTGATGTTGTAATTTCTTCATCTTCAATTAATGTTTTTCTAAAATCTTGAACTATACCTCCTTGACTAACTGGCTCTTGAGCTATTAATTGATCCTGAGTCATTGTTACAGAACCATTTGCTCTTTGTAATGGGGTAGGAGCAAATGAACCTACATTTTCATCTTGTGTATAAACATTAAAATTATAGGTATCTACTCTTACATTTGATTCATAATCAATTCTATTAAAATTATTTAATTTATCATAACTTCCAGATGCTAATACAGAATAATAAGCAGAAGCACCATGTACATAAGGAACAACTCCCATTCCACCATCATTTTCTGCGTTTACTAAAGTAGAACCTGATATGTCTCCTCCATAATCAATAAACTGTAATGATTCTCTTTGATTACCTACTAAATATGTACGTAAATTTGTTTTTGGTATTAAACTTTCATTATCTTGATAAACACTAGGTTGCCATGCTTGAAGGCTTATTTGTGGCTCGTTTGCAAATTGAAAACCACCATTTATATCACTTAATAAATCAATTCCTTTTAAACTAAAAAATAATTCTGAAGCTCCTCCTGTTGGGATTCCTCCAGGTGCACCACCTGCTAATATAGTAACAGGATCTAATAAAGGTTTTACATATTTAAATACACTAAAATCATGATTAAATCCACCACCTTCTTTTGGGATGAAAAATCCAGGATTATCTTCAACTATTTTTGGATTTTTAAATGTTGATTGGGTTTTAATATCACTATAAATCTCCCCAACTTCAAGATTTGAGCGTAATTGTTCTCTATCTGCTGGTAATATCCCATTTAATTCAGCATTATCTACTGTAGATGCTATAAAACTAGCTCCAATTTTATTTGCAACTTCAGCTCCTTCTTCACCAGGCATAATTCCAGCCTTTTTTAACTCATCTCTATGTCTATATATAGGAGGCATAGAACCAAAGAAATGGTTTTTATTTGTAGAATAATATTTATTATTTATTCCTGTTCTTTGATCTGCAAATGGAATTTTTGTTTTACCAATACCTAAAATAGAACCAGGTCCACCACCATATTCTAATATAACATTATCAGTATTTCCTTGCATTTGTTTATCAAACCAAGTTTTAACTAATCTATTTTGCCATCCTCCTGTTGTTATAGTTTCTGTATAATTTTCAATTATAAACATAGGTGGAGGTGTATTACCACCTGAATACATGTTTAAACTAAATTGGAAATTAGGATTATTTATAATCCTACTTTTTACCATATCAAATGTAGATGCATTAATCGAACCTTCTTGTTGATTCGTTTTCATTACATCTTCATACCCAATAAGACCAGAACCACCAAATAAATTTAATCCACCTTCAATTACTCCAGTCATAGGAGTAGTTGGATCAATTCCTAATAAATTTAAATGTGTTCCTGTAAATCCAACTCCTGCTTGAGCTATAGTATTTAAGGGTGAATAAATTCCTTGATTTACTGCACCAGCACCATAACCTATACCTGTAGATGCTTCTGTTTTTACTGATGTTCTAGATAATAAATTTTCTTTTGCTATAAATAAAGGACCTCTTGGTGACTTAAAATCAAAAAACATTTGAGTTAACCTACTAACATCCCTAGCAGCATCTACTGGTGCTAGAAATCCATTTCTTAGAAGAAAATCAGGTCCTGACCTAGCAGGAAGATCCCCATCAAGCTGTTGCCTAAATGTAAGATCACTATCTGGGATATCTCGTTTAATGTAAGGTTGATTGCTATCCCCTCCACCTCTTTGATCTCTCCCAAACTTAAGTGATTTTAAGTTGGTCTGTAGGTCAATTAGAGGCATAAATTAAAACGATCTATTCTCGGGTGCGTTATTACTATATCTGTTAGTTTCTCCTTGGTATGCTACTGCTGACTTACCTAATGTTGATGGTACAGGTACAGTATAAGCTGTTTGTGCACTTCCAATATTATTATAAGGTGATCTTTCACCTGGCTTCATTGGAATACCATTTAATGAATATTCGTTATGAAGTTTAGATAAACCTTGGATAGAAATATCCGGGTTTACTGTTGGGTCTACATTTGGGGATACAGGTACTGCTAAAGGAGAACCACTTTCCTCAAAAGATTTTTTAATTCCATCTGCCATAATTTTTGTTTTTTAAGTGTTTATTAATAAATTATCGATTATAAATATTAACCTATTTCAGAAGCACTAAGGGCTAATGTTTTTCCTACTTTATTTCCATCCATTTCTATCACTTTTCCTCCTTCAGTTACAGCTATTAATCTATCTAATCTATCTATTATTTCTTGTTGGGAAGGTTCTTCACCTCCACCTCCATTAATTAAATTTCCTATTGCATTAATAGGTGCAGCTATCATATTTCCAATACTTTCTGCAATTCCTGGTTTTTGTGAATCCGCAAATTCTTCTAGGTTTTTTAATTTTGAGTCATCTATATTATTTAATGCTGCTGCTACACCATTTAAACCTGTAGCCATTTCATTTAAAGCTATAGCAGCTAAAGATATAGCAGGTGCCATAGTTGATAATTTTTCTATATCAGCTAATGGTCCTCCACCCCCCATTAATTTGCCTAAAAGTCCACCTGCTTGACCCATTAATAAAGCTGCATTAAAGGCCATTATACCACCTGCTACAGCTATTAATGCTGCTCCCACTGAAAATAAAGTTGCTGAATTACCTGCTAAGTTTGATAGTGATTCTCCTATAGCTTCAACATCTGCCTCTCCCATCATTTGGAAAGCCATAGCTGCTGGAATCATAGCTAAACCTAAAGCCATTAATGCTGCAGCACCCATAAAAATGAATATAGATAAAAATCCTAACCCTGCTGCCGCTAATGCTAATAAAGGTAACATTAATGAGAAAGCTAACATTTTAGATATATCTACGTTTTCTAATAAACTAAAGGCATATGCTGCTGGAATTAATGCTAATGCTAATACCCCCATAGCTAATGCTCCTATTATTATATTACCTCCTATATTACCTAATACAGCCATTGTAAGACCTAATATAGCTAATGAACCAGCAAACGCAATCATTTGTACAGGATCCACATCTTTAATCATCATTAATGCTAATGCAAATGATCCTCCTAATATTAATCCTACAGCTCCTACAACTACTGCTCCTTTTAAAACTTGTCCTGCTTTTTTACCTATTGCTGCAAAACCATCACCTAATCCTTTTAAAAAATCTTTAATTCCTTTACCTTGACCTGGTTTTATACCTTTAGTACTATCCGTAGATGCTTTTAATTTTTCAGCATCTTCTTTTTTAGGAAGAGCTTTACCAAATAGGCCACCAAATCTTTGACCACCTTTAGGAGCTCGACCACCACCAGGAGTAAATTGTCCCCCTTTATAAAATTTACCCATTACACCACCAGATTTACCTAATTGCATAAGCATATCCTTAGCCCCTTTAGCCATATCAAACATACCTTTTGCTGATTTAGCAAACCCTTGTGCCATTTTTACTGCATAAACCGTAGCTATTGTACCTAATACAATAGATAATGCTGTAGTATTAGATAGTATTGGATCTAAATAAGTTAGAAATCCTCCTACTGCTTGTGAAATTTTATCTAATGATTTTTTTATTTGTTCTTGTGCTGTAAGTCGTTTTGCTTCTTCTAATGAAATATCTGCTGCTTTAGCTGCTTGCTCTGCTGATAGACCACTTTGAAGTTTTTGTTGGTAGATCATCTTAGCCATTTCATCTCTACTCATACCCATAGCTTTAGCAGTAGCTTCTTGTTGTATTCTATTACCTGAAGAAAAAGCCTTCATTATACCTTCATTTTTAGCTAATTCTCTTGCAACTCCTTCTAAATCATTAGCTAAAGCATATTGTCTTGCTTTTTCTAAATTTAATTGTTTACCTGTAAGTAATTCAGCTTCTAATTCTGCTGATATTGAAGATTCAAAATCTAATAATGATCCTGCTATTTTATCTACTTGTTCTAAAGAAACTCCTAATTTTCGAGCTTCCATAGCTGCTGCTTGGATTTTTGCAGGATTACTTCCTAATGATAGTGAAACTGAGGCTGATACTTTACCAACATCATTCATTACATCAGTAAAGTTTATACCAACTTGATTAGTTTGAACAAACTCTTTAAAGCTTGCTTCCATTTCAGAAGTAACTGTAGATAATTCCTTACCACTTAATTTTGCAAATTTAGCTAGTTGGGCTGCTTCATGAGCACCCATTCCCATTAATTCAGTTAATTCTGCAACTTCTGTAATGGTTTCGGGTGTAAATACTACTGATGCATTAACCCCTAATTCTTTAGATAAAGATACAGCTGCTTTCATATAATCCGCAGATGTAGCTATACTCATATTTAATGAATCTACATGGGATATATTTTGTCCAGTTTGTTGTCTAAATTCTTTTTGAGCTTTAGCTACATCATTGTAACCACTCATAATTCCTCCAAATATTACTGTAGGATCTGTTAAAGCATTAGCAATACCACCCATTGCTCCTTTTAAACCTGTTGCTAATACTTTTAATCTACCAAATCCTTCACCAGTTTCAGCAACTCGATCTGCAACTTCTTGCATATCTTTTTTCATTTGGTCTAAACCTAATGCTTTTGACATAGGTCCCAAAAGTCCATCTAATGTAGCTAGTAAACCACCAGCTACCCCCATTAATTTATTAGATTCTTTTCTGTTTGCTACTTGTTCTTCTAACTTACCAAGTATTTCTTGTTCAACTTCAAAACCACTTTCTAAACCTATAAGTAATGCTTTTTCAGCTTCATTATTTGCACCCCTTTTAGAAACTTCTTCTGCTAATGATTGTAAATTAGCTACATTAATATTTGCTTTTTCTTGAAGTTTAGTTAATTGTTCATCTGAAAGTCTTGTTAGACTTTCTTCTTGGTTGGTAAGTTGTTTAGATAAACTAATTAAAGAATCATATTCTTTTCTAGCATCTTTTTGGGTGGAATAATTTGCCCCTAATTCTTCATTAATAGATTTAAGAATATCAGTATAATCTCTAAAAGAATCTTTACCCCTTTCAATTTCTTGATTAAACGATTTCGCTTTACCTATATTTTTATCTAATTCATCTCCTATAGCCATGAAGTTGTTTTATTATAAATATCGGAAGGCATCACTTTTTGGATGCCTTCGTAGTATAATTTGGAATTGATTTTGCATTTGACTTAGGTTGCGATTTTCCTGACATAAATTCAGGCGCTGTTACTTTTCCATCTGTCGTAATTGAGCGAGAGGTTCCACCTCCCCCTTGTGCTTTTTTAGCTGCCTTATTTTCTTCTTCATAATGTTCAATCATTTTTTTATGAGTAAAATTACGAAGCCAAATAGGCATGTCATATATGGTATGCCAATCATACCCTCCTTTTCCATGAAATACTATATCATGGATCTGGCCGAATAATCCTATTCTATATTGCTGCGTCAGGCCAAAAAAAGTTCAAATTTATAGGGATATCGACGTCCTCCTCACCGCCGTCCCCTGTCTCCACAGTTGTTCTCAGATTAATATCTGGTTGGAACTCTTTAATATGGTTTCTAAATGCTCTAGAATCAGTAGCTAAAAAATAATTATCTACAAAATCTCTAACGTCTTTTTGTTGTGTTTCACCATTAACGGATAAAATCATATATTTTAAACGTGTGGATAGTTCAGGGGAAGCATTCTTATTAATTTTCTTTAATCCTTTAACTTCAGCTTCAATTTTTAACTCATCAGCATGAGTAAGTAGTTTAAAAGTAATTGTTGCACCTGAATTTGGAAGAATAAATGAAAATTCATTTTTACCTTGTTCAAATGTTTTTGGATCAATTATTTTATTATCTAATGTTGTTAAATCAACATTACATCTTTCACCTTTAAGATCAAATTCATAATTTTTACCATAACCTAAAATTCTGACTGCAATTAATAGTGCATTTTTATCACCTACAATAAGATCTTTATAATCTACTTTAGACATAATTAAAGACTGAAGTAACTTGTCTAAAACTGTACCATTTTGTATATAAGATTGATTTGTAAGAATATCTTCTTCTCGGGCTGTCATATACTTCATTTCTATCTTACCCGATGATAGTGGATTATCTTTAGGATAAACCAACCCTAATGATGGTAATTCAACCATTTCAGTAGGGAATTTAAATTTTGATTCGCTCATAGTTTTTATTTGTTATAACAATTATATTCATGTATACATATATAACATAAAAAAGAGCTTGACAAAAGCCAAGCTCAATTTAATATTATTTAAAACTTTTTTTAGAAATTTAAAATACAATAATCCATAGCAACAGTCATGGCAATAGTCTGTGCTTCAGCTTCTGTATCCCAATTATATCCTTTAAATGTAGCATCTTTAATAAATGCTCCTTTAATAATCCATTCGGAAACAACATCACCTACTGGACCTAATACATTAATTGTTAAATCTTTCTTATAGAAATCAGAATAACCATCTCTTCCTGTTACAGATTCATGGTGTAATCTTACCCACTCCATTACTGCCTGTGCTCCTGAAGGAGTAATAGGATCAAATAATGTCATTGATAAATCACCCCATTTAGCTTTTCCTTTAACTTTTCTGTAAGTGTTGATATGATTTAAAACTATCTCACCTTGTTCTATTTTGATTTCTCCCACTTCCTTTATCATGTATGATGGAATTCCATCAACGTACATTATAAATCTATTTGCTACCTTTGGTTCGAAAGCGGTGAAAAATACTTCATTTGGGTCTAATACTGCCATTTTATGTTGTTTTTTATTTTATATTCGTTTATAAATATTACTACTTTTAATTTTTATGCAGGAAATGTTGCTCCTGTTGGTAAAATATTGAAATCTAAGTAAATAAATTCAGCTGTTTTAGTAGGTTGTAAATAAATAGCACCTACTAATTGGTTTCTATCAATTACTTCTGGGCCATTGTTTGAAGAATCCATTACAACTTTAAATGCATATAAACCTTGTCTTTGTTGTACTGATTCTAAATATGGATTTACTTGGCTTAAGAATTGATTTCTTGTTGCTGCTGTATTTTGCTCAAATACTAGATTATCAGATATTTGTGAAATATAAGATTTTAATTCTATTAATAATCTTCTTACATTTACTCTATCTAAAGCACTTGCTTTTGTTTGTAATGTTTTCTGACCAAATACTACTACTCCTTTTCCTGGGAATGTAGCTATTGGATTTACTTTACCTGTATAAAGCGAATCTCTTTGTGATTGAGTTAATTTTCTTTCTGCTTGTAATACTGTACCTAAACCACCTCTATTAATTCCGGCAGGTGCGAACCAAGCTTCAGCTGCTTTGTCATTATACGCATATACACCCGGAATTAACGTAGAACCTGGTATCCATACTAAATGTCCTGTATCTGGTTCTGTAATTTGAACCCAAGGCCAATATGTTGAAGCATATGAATTATCTATTCCTGCTGCTTGTGCTGTAGTTAGTGTTACTGATGAACCATAACCTTGCATATCAATAATAGCAATACAATCTCCTCTTGATGAACAATTAGATATTAAAGTATTAATTGGAGTAGCATTAGTTCCAAACCCATGTATCAATCCTGGAACTGATATTAAATTATAATTATAATCATCTTTATTTGCTAATAAATTTAATGAATCATTATAATCTGATCCTGATAAACCTTGGTTAAATTGGTTTTGAGCACCTGCCCCTGTCATGTTTTGGTAATATAAATCTCCTGCTTTAACAATATCCCCATCTGCATCTCCAAATGTTCCACTCATAGCAACTGGAATTGATGATGTAAATTCTGATTTTGCTAAACCATCATTATCAAAATAATTTGGTGTTTTATATAATACTTCTTTTACTCTTACATATCTTGAAGAATTTCTATAATTCCCAACATCTTGAATGTATGGTTCTGCCGTACCAGCACCCATTAATGTTTTTTTCATATCTCCAACAACTCTACCTATATAGTTTGATTGTTTTGGATCTAAAGAAACATTAGGGAAAGTTTCTAATACTGATTTATTCTTTTGGTTGTCATTACCTTGTCTTATTATTAGTGAGAATACACCTTGAGCTGTATCTGGTGCTTGAATTTCCCATCTAAAATTATTTGCTGAACCACTTGATAAAGCTCCTTTAGCTGATTCTGGACTATTACTATTTAGTACTTTTCCTTCACCTAATGATTCTAATACAAATGCTACTTCATTATTTATTTGTCCTGCATTTAAAGTAACAGTTACATCTGTACCTAATGCAAAATCAGCTGCTTGTAATGTATAAGTTTGAGCAGTATCTAATCCAATTCCATCTGATGCAAATGATAAAACTTCACCTGCTGAATATCCTGCTCCTGGTACTGATACTGTTATACCACTTACAAAGGATTGTAACATTGTTGTTGTTATTTGAACTGTTGCATCACCTGTTCCTGCTGCTCCTGCAAATGCCCCATTCATATCTGCCTCTGTAAATGTTAATACATCACCTACTGCATATGTGCTGTTACCTCCTGCTAAAGAAGAAGCTGTACAACTAACAACAACACCTGAAGCATCACATTCTAATATCCATGTAACACCTGTACCCGTACCTGTTGTTGAGGAAGCTGCTAATGCAGCTGATTGACCTGCTGCTGAACTGTTATATCCTGTTGAAGTACCACCAATTGTTGATTGAACTGCTGAAGCCGATATATTACCATTATTTGTAGTTGTAATATTAGCATAAGCTTGACCATTTACTGAAGCTGGTGTACCACCTGAAGCTGAAACATTTGTATAAACTCCTGTAGCCGAACCTGTTGCAATTGCAAGTACAGTACTAAGTCCACTTAATGAACCACCTCCCCCAAGTGATTGTGAAGTAAATGTTAATACATCACCAATTTCAAATCCACTACCTGAATCTTGAGGTATAATAGATGCTACTGAAGAAGTATTTGAAACTACTACATCAAATACTGGAACTGTTGCTGTTGCATCTGAATTAATTGGTGTAACTGCATATGAAGCATTTACTAAATCTGTAAAGCCAGTATTAATAGATCCAGTCATATTAATTATATTTAATAATCCTGTTTCTAAATTGTTGTATACGTTTGATGAAGTTGCATTCGTAAATGAACCACTTACTACTCTTGTTACTAATAATGAAGTTCCACCATTAGCGAAATAGTTATTTGCTGAGATTGAAGTGAAGAAAGAATATGAATCTGAACCACTTAAGAAAGAACTACCAAAAGTTGCTAGATACTCACTGTAACTAGTAACTAAAGTTGGTACATTTACTGGTCCTAATACTGTTGGTCCTACTATAGCGCCTCCTGCTTGTACAGGTTGTGACGTTATTTGGGATTGATCATTTTCTCTTGCTAATACTCCAGGGGAAATTAATGTTTCTGCCATTTTATGTTATTTTTATGATAAATATATTACTTTTTTTCAAAATTCTACTTGTTGGGTAAAAATTCTCCGGTTTCTAGAGAAATGCTTCCTTCCCCATATTTTTTATTTAAATCATTTGCTAAAGTATATTCTTTTTGTTGTAACTTATTTAAACTAATTTTCATTTGTTCTTTTTTAAGTTCATAATCCATTATTTGAACTTCTAACTGTCCTACTATATTAGTTAATTCTTGGAATTCTACTTTTAGCTCTTTTAAAGATTTTATTTCTTCTTCTGTTAATTTCATTTTTTCTGTCATGGTATAAATATTAGGGGATTTATTAAAAATTAAAAATTTTATTAATACTTTCTTTTACTTTTGATGGTGTTATTTCTTTAGTACATTCAAACATTTTATCCGTATTTTTATGTTCAGGACACCACTCCCAATCACCTGGATCTAATTTCTCTCTATTAAAACATCCACTACACGTACCATTATCAGGAGTAAATATTCTCTCACAATCTTCAAATTCGCTATAAGGTTCACTAAATCCTGAAATTAGTATAGTTGGGGTGTTAAGCGACCATGATAACCAACTTAATCCACTTCCTAATCCAATAAATCCTTCTGAATTCATTAAATCATTTGCTCTATCCTCTAAAGAATAATTACCTGATTTGTCTATAACTCCTGTTAGAGTTCCTCCTAACTTAGAATCATGCCACTCATCACCTAAGGGTTCTGCTGTTATTAATAATACTTTATAACCTTTTTCATTTAAATAATCAATTATATTTTGCCACCCACCAGGATGATTCCAATATTTAGCATGAGCTGATGCATGGGGTGCTATACACACATATTTTTCTTTAAATTGAGATTGACTTTTTTTAAATGCTAGTTTAGGTTTTGTTTCTATATAATCTAATCCTAAAATATCAGATGAAGTTTTTCCTAAAGGTATAGTTCTAAAATCTTTTGGATTTTTTGAATAATCTACTTTTCCAGAGCTATCATAAAACCAACCTATTGAATATTGTGCATAAATATTTTCTACACTTGATCCAGGTGATATAAATTCTAATTCTGGGTATTCTGATTTAAACCAATCATTATGGAATGTAGATACTATAATTTTACAATTATGTTTTTTTCTAAATTCATCAACAAAAGGAAACCATGCTAATGTATCACCAATTGCTTTAGAATCTAAATGTATATAAACTCTTTTATTTTCAATATTATATTGATGATTATAGATAATATTATTAGTATTATTATCTGTTACTACAATATTATAATTAACATAATATGCTTTAGAACATCTAGTCCACATATTATTTTTTATATTAGTATCATATATAATTTTATCCCCTTCTAAAAATTTTACATTAAATGATCCTTCTTTTCTACCTTTAATTTCAAAAAATGCTCCTCTTATAAAATTACAATTAAATATATATTTTTCCTCTAGAGGATTTTTCCTTAAATTTATTAAATTATTATATTCTTTTATTAAAACTTCTTTCATATTAATTCTTTATATAAATTAGCTAATTCAATACTTCTATTATACCAACTTAATTCATGTGATGTTGTTAATGATTTTTTTGAATATTCTTTATAATTATCCATTATATCTTTATAACCTCTATACATTTCAAATACATTTCGAGGTGCTCTCCAAGCTCCATGAAAATCTGTTTCCATTTCCCAATCAGCTATTATAGGCATTCCACAAGCAGCTGCTTCTAACATTGTTAAATTGGGATGTCCTGCTTCTAACATTGTTGGGTTTAAGAATATTTTATGTGTTTGAAATAATTTTAATGCTTCTTCTTGGGTTGGGTTAAAACTAAGTGTTAATTTAGGATAATGCAAAGTAGATAAATTTGAGTTAAAAAAGTGTTGATTATTACTAGGTCCTGCAACTGTAATATATTCACCAGTCATATTTGCTAATGCTATTCCAAATTCAAATCCTTTTCTATCATAAGATTTATCCCCAGCTAAACCATTATTAGCTAACATTAAAAAACATTTTTTATCTTCAAATTTTTCGGAAAATGAAGGAGTATAAAAATCTGTATTAACCCCATGTGAAAAATAAATACATTTTGGATTTCCAAAATACCCATTTAAATATTTAGCAGGCATTAATGATATTTTCGAATTATTAATAGCCTTTAAAGTTTCTTTATATAGGTGTGAATCTTTACCATAATGGTATGAATGATGATCATGCATTTGATAAATGTATTCTATTCCTTTTTCAGCAAGTAAATTTGCTAAATTAGTTACATGGCAGTGTATTATGTCATAATCATCTGGGATTATTTCATTTACATATTTAACATCTACAATGTGTCCTAATTTTTCTAAATTTATTTTATATTCCCAAACTATTTTTTCAATAGCCCCCCAATCTTTTGGTGGAACCTCAATTCCACAACCTGGATGTACTTGACATATTCTCATTATTTTAAATATTGTTCTTTATTTCCTTTCCAGGTAAAACTTCCATTAGTACTAATTTCATTATCCATATAGTCTTGATTTACTTTAAATTTATAATTTTTTAATAAGGTTTTATTATTTCCATCTAAAACTTCTATAGATATTATAAAATTATCACCTTTATTATATTTAATTAAATCCCAAAATTTAAACTTACCATTTACATATAAAGTTCTATTAATAAAATTTTCTTCATTATTTTTATTTACTATATAATTTATAATTTTTTTGTCATTAAGATTATTTATTTCTATAAAAGGAGAAAAATACCCATTCATATTAGTACAAGGTAATATAGTATAATATTCACATCTAGAAAAATCTTTATGAGTAAAATTTTCCTTTATGTTAAATTTAAAAGTATCTTGATTTTCTCTATATATATTTTTTTCATTTTTAAACATATGATAAAATA